CCCTGACTTGCCAAAGAATTCGTTCAAATTCATTAACATGTTAGCTGCCTCAACACTTGCTCGTATAGCAATGGAGAAGAGCAAAGCCACTCACGCTAGTATTATTAGAACGTGTGGAGTGTCGACCCGCAATGAAATAGCATTGATAACCGGTTCGTTAGCTATTGCTATCGCCTACAGACATCGTGCCAGCGTGAAGAGTTTTACTCACAATGGGTACACCCTGTCTGTGGCGGCTTTAGCATCCTGGAGGGATGCCATCGGTAGTGGATTGTTTTCACGCGTGATCGAAGCATGCTCGTCTGATATCAAGGTTGATAACAGAGGCATGTTCAAGGATTGCTGCGTGGACCAAGCTATGTCTTATACTACACCAAAGACACACAGTCATCCGACTGCTGCTTTAGACCGATGCAAGGCGAACACGATGATGATGATAGCGGCAACCGCTATGGGACATGAGCTGTACTCTGTCCAACCATCATCAACTGACAACGACAATATGGATTGTTATGGAGATATCCATCATGCTAAAGACATGCAGCGTAAGCTGCAGAAGTCTAAGCTGACTACGGACCATGTGATAAAGCTTGTTGATGTGGACTATTACATCGACATGCCTAGTCTCATGCATTCGAATGATTTGATGCTCTATACATTCGTCCCAGAGTATGTGGCTGGAAATATGGCTGACGGTACCTTTACCATGGATGACGCTAATAACGTCATTTCCGTGGTTAATGGTGGCGCAACCTATACCCATCCCTTGTGGCACTACGACCTAGATCATGTCGTAGTTGACCACTGGTATGGTTCTAGCATATTCTTGGTCGAGCAGAAGATTATCACCGAACATCGGCGTGTTATCTATCTGCAGCACCTGCGCACAACGTACGGGCCATTTGGATGGTTCGTCCCCGGTGAGCGGTTGCACCGTAAAGTCGTGTCACACGGACAATTCAATCATATGCGTGTGGTGAAATCTTCCATAGTTGATAACAAACAAAAGAACGTTATGTACAACTCATTTGGATTGCCACACTTGCATAATAGTTGCCAGATAACTGACCAGACTTTGTCTTCCGCGTCCATCCGTGTCGCTATGACGCCTAAACCGCAGATTAGTGACGTGGAAAGGATTGTGAGGAATGACAACGTTGATCATCCAGTGTCAGCTGCCACTATATTGTTTACTGTCCTCACCGGCAAAACACCCATTGAGGTGTTGCGCATGAAGCAACCGATCACCCCTACTAGTGAGTCAAAACAGCTAACTCCGACCGAGAAGCTACACTACCAGACCCTAGGACCATTGGTGACAGAAGATGGGAATCCTTCTATCCGGGTGCTACATCCTGCGTTAATTGCTGGTGTTGTTTCGCCATTACGATCACACAACAATGATCAAGCGTGTATTAGTGCGCGCGTTCTTGACGTCACAAACCAAGTTACAACCTACCCGACAATGTATTGGGTGTATCTTAGAGAGTTTGTTAAATTGTGTGTGCCTGAATATCTGGCGCACACTTTTGTCCCATATGACTATGATCAGCAGTATGCGACATTGAAACGTCAATCACAACGCGGTTTTCTCTCATCTGTCAGCCATGTCTTGTACCATGATGATCGCTGGTACGTCAAATCATTTCAAAAAGCAGAAGCCTATTCGAAGGTTGCTGCCCCAAGAAACATTTCGACGTTACCAGCTGAACACAATGCAAGGCTAGGCCAATTTATTGGACCTTTAGCTGACCATATGAAGACATTGCACTGGTACGCTTTCGGAAAACATCCGCGCAAGCTTTCACGTTTAATGCATATTAAGTTTAGTGAGGCATCAACATTAGTTCCTACGGACGTCGATAAGAACGACGGTTCGATGGGCTATATACATCAGATGCTTAACAACTCAATATTGTACCGCGCTTATGCCCCAGAACATCACTCGGCATTAAAGCGGTTGAACGTGAAGGAGCAATATGCCAAAGGCACCACCAATACAGGTGTCCATTACGTCGCAGAGAACAATACGTTGTCAGGCTCAGCGATTACCACTTTTCGGAATGGTAATAGTAATGCTTTCTCAAATTACTGTGCACTGCGTGCATGCAATGATGCCACTACATCGTGGGCAAAACTTGGCATGTACGGCGGAGATGACGGTATAACGGCAGATATTGATCCTAAACACTTGGCGGCCACTTTCGCAAAAATGGGCATGAGCATTAAGGCGAAGTCGCAACCTGCAGGGTTGCCTATTGACTTCCTTGGACGCATATACTTGGACTTGACCACTTGTTCACATAGTATCATTGATCCTATGAGACACGCAGTCAAGGTTCACATTACGACACAACCATCTGTCGTACCCGATAACGTAGTGCTGTGGCAAAAAGCTATAGCTTACATGGTTACGGATAGTGAATTACCAATCATATCGAACTGGGCAAAGATGATAATGAGAGTCATCCCCCGGCCAACAGATGCGGTGTTTGGAAAATGGCAAAATACTGGTAGAACCGACGCGAATTATTGGTCCCAGTTTGAAAATCCGTATGACCAGGATTATAGCCAAGACCTTGCACGAGATGTGATGTGTCAGTCAATGGGAATTACTGGCGCAGAGGTGGATATTTTATGTCAATCGTTGGACGACATTTCCACCCCCGAACAACTCATGTCCTATGCTTCCATTGTTGAACGACAAGTAGTCGTTACCGTACCAGTGGCCTTAGCCGGAGAGCTAATGGTCACTGATGCCCCTCCACGTAGCCACCAATCCAAAGTGGCTAAGAATGCTAGAGCCGTCCCTAACCCTATGCCGACTAAGGCGCAAGTGGTTTCATCAAGGTCTATACAGAAGAATATAGAGGGCAAGAATGGCGCTCCACGACCACCGTACAAGTTGACACGTCAGCTTTGCCGGTATGTCGTTGGAGGCACAATTTGCCCCTTCGTGGAGTGTAAATACTCGCACGATTTAGTGAGTGACCCTCAAAATATTCGTCATGACCCAAAGCCGTTCAGCTTTTCCACTGCACCTCAGCGACCCAAAACATCCCCCAATCCATCATCTTGTCTGGTGGCTACCCCATCGAATTCACGATTGCCAATAGCGGAAGCTACTGTGGCTTATGTCGAACGTCAGTCCGGCCGACCCGCAACAGCTAAAACGCGCTCCTTGTTGAGCTCTAACCGCATCTCTGTGCCCCAAAAGAGTGGCTTGAGCGTGAAACCGAGGAGGTCGGGACCTATGACTAAGGAGCTATTCGGCAATTTTATTGTCCGAAAGCTCACTCCAGCTTTTAGTTGGGCTTGGAGCCGCATACCAGATTGCGTGCTCAAGTCTGCTTTTATAGGCTGGTCCGGAGCCATGGAGGAGATAGCCCATATTGGCATAGCCGCGGTACTAGCAGAAATGCGAGTGCCGTGGCATGTGTCTTTGTGTACTACTCACTCTCTAGTGGCAGCCTTTGAGCTGTATCACCACACTCGTTGTGGTGCTATAGCCCATTGGCTTGATTATCCACTTCATCTCATAGGTCACCTCTTGTTGGGACTGAGCAGCAGTTACGATCCTGCTACCACAGTATTAATCCATGGATGTGTAAATTTCATCTACACCATGGATCCGGATGTTAGAGTCGCTGTAACCGCGTAAGAAGGTTAGGAGGGCAGTCAGTAGTGATGAGAATAGAGTCAATGCCGCTGTGGTGGCGGCCTCGATTTAAGTTCTCTTCCACCGTAATAAGAAACCCTTATACCCGATTCCCCCTCATAATGTCCATGAACCAATCACCTGGTGCTAATGATGAGTTGCTTCGCCCAGAAACCCCAGACAAAGACAACACTACGCAAGTGGTGAAGTTGCACGACGTGCCAATCCACGTCAATACTCCGTCTGGTGCTGCCTGGGTTCGAAAGTATGAGCATCCACCTGCTCCAACTCCGTCTGAGTATTGTGGTATCCCTGATATCAACAACTCCCCTTCGTACCGCACAGAATATCGTGCCGTACAGAACATTCAGACCTATAGTGCCACCTCGGACCCCGTGCCTGTTGTTACCAACTACAACAAGGTGCTCTTCTTGCAATTGCCGAGTGTTATTGCCCCCGTAGTCGCGTTCAAGTACTCGACGGCAGGTGCACTTGTACAACTCCGCGATGATGTCGTGCTCAATCCCGCAATTGATCCGCGCAGTCAGCTAGCTACCACTGGTGCTGGCCGTCTGGCGTACAAGAGCGCAACTTATGATCTCAATTCCACCGATTTCAATAACCAAGGAACTGTGACCACCGCATCATTTCGCCCGAATGTCTCAACATACTCAAATGAGATGCTTACCGATCGTATTCGCAAGCGAGCACCCAAGCAGGCTGCATCGGTTCTTGCCACCCTATTCCGCACTTCTACTCGTACTGATAGCGGCTTTGAGGTGGTTAAAGGAACCTCGGACGCAGCTGGCAACTCCATCATTGTGCTGACAGTTGGTACTATCCCAGCCACCAGCACTGATGTCGTCCAGTTGAGCCCCAATGCCACTGTCACCCCTGCGAAGGAAGGAGCGTTTGTAGTTCAACGCTTTTCGCAACCCACCACCCCGTACGTATCTTACGCCGACAGCGGAGCCACCAATGCAACTGGAACTCCATGGACGCGTGTAGCCCGTCCGGTTGTGCTTGAGGTTGTTACCTCCCCGACCACATCTTCATTCTCACCCCTCGCGTCAACTCAATACGAGTCTCTCGGCAACACGTTGCTTGAGGACCTCGCCCTCTTTGATTTTACGTGTGCTTGGGTGTTGTTTGATGGTCTCAGTGTGCAGCCGTCCACATCTAGTGCTACCACAGTAACGCCGCCATACATCACCGTGAAATCTATCACCGGTTATGAGGCACAGGCGTACCCTGGCAGTCCACTTTTACCGTTCATGGAAAACTCGGCCGTTTATGACGCAAAGGCACTTGAATTTGGCGCAATGATCACCCACGCCAAGTGTGATGCCTTACCATCGCGTTATAACTTTTGGGGTGCCCTTGCGAAGGGGCTCCTTACAGCTGCACCATCCATTATTGGAACACTCAAGAACGTGTTCTCTAGGCCCAAAGCTCCACCTGCCGCTGCACCCACCGCCCGCGACATTCGGGACGATGAGATGCAACTCCTGCGTGATGAAGTGTCTGCGCTTAGACTTCGGGGTCCCGAGTCGCAACAGCGGGTTTTACCATCAAGTAAACCAACCCGCTCTGCTACTCCAGTTCCTTTCCGAAACAGAATGGCCACCCAGCTTGCTCGCGCGCGCCTCGCGCGTACTGCTTCTCGCCGAGGCAACACCGTCAGAACGTTATGAGTATCTGGCTTCCACCGTATCACAATATAAGCATTACATACTCCACGGTCACACTTGTGACTGTTAGGACCTGGTGCTATCCAAACTGGTTAAATAAACAATAACCCTGATACATCTCCACTACTGACACG